GAAACGCACTTAACATTATTCAATTGGGGGCGCATGCTCCAGCATGGAACGCTGGCGGTCCTTCGTTTGAAGTTGGTCAAAAAATAGCCAATATTCATCAACAACTTTCTGATGCGCTCAATAGCACGGGGGTTATTTCTGGTTATGAACGCGGTACTGGGGCTAATTTCCTTGATGAAGTCAATAAACTTAAAAATGCTGGCGTTGAAGATGCTTACGCGGTTCGCTCCCAACAACTTTCTAGCAAATATCTTGATAATGCCGCAGCGCACTCAGCGCAATCAGTTACCAATACGGCAATTCAAAAAGGTTTAATTGATGGAACTAACGCCGACCAACGCCTTCGTTATTTACAAAATGCACAATCGGCTATTCGCAATAACCCAAGCCTTCTTCAAGAAGCGTTACAAAGTTATGCGGCAAAGCCTATGCAATGGGAAACCGACTTAGCAAAGGAAATGCAAGTTTCCCAAGAAGATGCCCGCACCGCACTTGGTCATGGACTTGAAAACCTTACCCAAGCGCAATTGCTTTTCAAACAACATGTTTTGCCTAACCTTTCTAAATTTACTACCCCAGCCAGCCTTGCTGGTGAAGATACATCATGGATGTCGGTTGATTCCCCAGCGATACCCGAAGATGCCGTATCTAAGTTAATGTCCCCAGAGGACATTGCCAAAGCAAATAAAGAATCTGCCGCACCTATCGCATCTAATCAAATAAAGCGTATCCAAACTCTTTTGCGCGATAAGGGAATTACAGATAAAGAATCACGCATTGCTTATCTCAATAAGTTTTTACAACGCACAGACATTACCTCAACTAAGAATCTTAATAGCGGTGAAGCAGATCGCCTTATTAAAAGTCTAGTTCCTAAATCACCAACCTTGCGTGATGCTCAAAATGCCTCACTTTCTGATGCCGCACTTCCATCTCATTTTGGCTTGTCAAGAATTGAAACACTTCATGCGCCTCAAGTACAAGCATTGGCTACAAAATACTTTGCAGACCTTGAAAAAGCAAAGCCCGGATTTAAGGCTCCTGAAACCTTAGATAACCTAGAACCTTCCAGCGGTGATAATTTTGGTGCAAATGCTCAAGCATCCGTACTTCCCAAAACATTTGACCCTAAAACCGCTACAACCGCTGAATTAAAACTTCGTGTTAATGTTGAAAAAACTTTAGGCACAGAATTAGGTCGCAATATTAGAGATTTGCAATATGTACCAACACAAGACCTTATTAAGTTAATGGTAGAGAAATCTACTTGGCTTGCTTCAGATGCCCACCTTCCTGCTGATGGCTCCCTTGATGAAGTAAACAAAATGATTAACGACCTTGGTTACAAGATTAACTATGGAACAGATGTCGGTCATAACTGGACAGACCCAACTCTTTCTAGTGACTTACTTGGCGAAAGCCGTAATAATTTTCAAAAAGCCGCAGATAAACTGGGACTTAACTTGGCTCAATCTGATCCATCTTTAGCCGCGCAAGCTGGGCGTACCGCCGCAAATAAAACCCTTCAAAACGCAATTACAAAAATTATTGCTAAGGGAAATAACAATTTGCCACCTTGGGTTACTGGCTCACGCCTTATGTCTTACGCCCAAGACATTATTAAGCCAACCGTTAGCGGTCCGGCAAAGTATTACATGGACTTGATGAATAGTCCTTTGGGTAAAGCCGCATCCCTTCGCATTGGCGTAGGAAGCGTATGGAGCAAGGAAGTTAATAAGTTAATTGGAACCACAGTTAAAAATCTTGATGGTTCCGATTGGACATTGGCTACTAAAGACCAAGCCGCCGAATACATCAAAACCACAATCGCTTCAGCCAATACCCCACAAACTTGGTTGAAGAAAGACTGGATGACCGCCATGACCGCCAAAGGCGATGATCGCGGAATGATTCTTAATAACAAAGGCTTTGAAACACAAGCCGTTGGACTTAGCACAAAAGAAGCAAGCGACCTTTGGTATGCCATGCAAAAGGGTTTGCGTTCAACCCCGCATTACATCAATGGCATTAACCCTCTTAGCCGTTTAATGAATTCTTCATTTGGGCTTGCCAATGTTCCACTTTCCGTTAATGGTCATAGAATTCTTGACCTTACTGGCAAAATTCAACCAGCACTTATCAACGCCCGTTACTCATACTCACCACTTCAAGCGTGGCTTCGTGTTGCCAAATCAGCCGTTAAGGGTGTCAATGAGTCAATGCCGATTTCCTACAACCCAGCCGCATCTCTCAAGGAACTTGGGGCAAAGGTGGAAGCCGATGCTTATGCTTTGGCAGATAAAGTTTATGGCACAGATAAAAACGCTCAAGAAGTAGCAGATTTTACAAACAAAGAATTTGATTCCAAAGACCTTGCCAACATTTACAACCCACGCGCCACCCTTGCTCGCACAGTTCATTATGTGGCACAAAACATGAAAGAGGAAAGACTTAATTGGGCTTCGGAAAATCCCGAACCTTCTTTCTTAAAACTTAAAATAGAAACTCCATCAGAAGGAATTAAAACAAAACAAGGTAATTCTACAAATAATTACAAAATTTCTTTTGTTCATAAAAAAGATGGTGAAGAAGTCGCTTCTTTAATGTGGAACAAAAATACAGGCGAAATACAAATGATTCATACCGACCCTAATTTTAGAGAAATGGGTTTAGCAAAAAGTATGTTGTATAGCGCAATAAAAGTGGCAAAAGAAAAAAAGATACAACCTCCTGTACATTCATCTCTTTTGACTGACATGGGAAAAAAATGGTCGGCACAATTTCCTACTGATTCTTATACTCAATTTAACGATGCGGAACTCGCCGAACTCAAATCTCGCGTAGATGCCATTAACAACTATGGCAATCGAACCGCAGCCGAAAAATCCGTTAATGCTTTTTTCTTTCCATTTTCATTTGAAAAGACCGTTGCCCGCGAACTTGGTGGCGCACTTTTAGATAACCCATCACTTCGTATGATGACTGCTACTGCTATCGCTGCCTACAATTCATCTGATGGGCAAAAGACAAAGGCTTGGATGGAAGCCAATTTGCCATTGTTCAAAGAAGCTGAGAAATTAAATCCTTACTATCATGGTGTTGGCCCAGGCGGTTTCGGTGGAATTAACAAAACCCCATATTCGGTTGCCGAACAATTTTTATACGGTGGGAAAACCAGCACAAGTCTTAACGGGGTATCTGATGCCGATAAGTTAAGTCTATTTGTTCACATGCTCATGCCAAAGCCAATTACTACCAAGGCTTCGGCTACCGCCATGCTCGCTCTTGTTCCAGCATTGAAAGATTTATCTACCAATGTCATTGGCTACAACCCTTCTTCCAACGCACCCGCCAATTGGGGTGGCGCACTTAAAGATTCAGCCAAAACTTTATGGTGGGAAGCAGGAAGCGCAATTACCAAACTTTCACATGGTCAAATCTTTGGTCACGCCAATACCGACAATTGGCAAAACCAAGGTCATCTGCCTTACCAAGAACAACAGACAAAGGCTTGGGATTTGCGTTCCAAGATCATCACCTACGCTTCCCAAGCGTTAGATGCCAACCGTCATGGTGGGCAATTCGCATGGCCTGATACATTCCCAGCAGGTTTCGCTGGTCAAAAAGTAGATATGACAAGCCTTAATAATCTTGTTCACCATGTCTATCCAGCCTATGACCCATCTAAAGCCTTTACTGCAGTAGCAAATAAAACAACTGCTATTTCAGAAGAACGCGTGGCAATTGCCAATAACAAGAATTCTGGCATCTTGCCGTATTTCAACGCCTTTGTAACTCAAAGTGATAAACTTCAAGCGTATATTCAAAAAAATTCACTTAGCCCAAATTTCGACCCAGCCTCAATTGCTCCATACATGGATGAATTGCGACAAGCCGCCGCAAAGTTGGCATCACGCGATGCTACTTTCCCGACTTTCTATGCCAAGTATTACGCTTCTAAATATGGTCCATTGAAAGGATTATGATGGCTAAAACTTCTAAGCCACAAGTAACCTTGCCACCTAGCGGTGGTTCAGGAACTCCCGATGCTGGATTGACTGGTGGCTTTAGCACCCTTCCTGGAACTTCGACCGCCGACCCTACGGGCTGGACTGCCGCATCCAAGGCAGAACTTGATACGACCGGACTCAACATTCCTGGGCTTTCGGGCAAAGCCACAGGAGCGCAAATTTTCGCGGCTATCGAATCTGCTGCAAAAACCAATGCTGGAAACGGAAAGATTTGGGGCGCACTTCGCCCACTTATCGCAGTTGGCAACTCTTATACCAACGCACAGGCTCACGTAAATTGGTCATCTGCCGATGTCACCGCACTTCAAAAATACATTGCAGCTTGGAATAACTACAACACCACCAACCCATCTACCCCTGCAACCCTTGGCTCATGGGTCAATCTGACCAAAAATACGACTGCCACTACTGGTGCTTCCGTTGGTCAAACTCTCAACTTGGTCACAACTACCCCAGTTAGCGTTCCAGCCCAAGCCGATCTAACTTCGGTTGCCCAACAAGCCTTCGCCTCAACCCTTGGTCGCTCTGCTTCCCCCAAAGAAGCCGCCGACTTTGCCAAGAAATATCAGGAACTTGTTCTCTCCTATGGCTCTTCCAAAGATTTGGCTAAGGCTTCACAGTCGTTCCAAGCCCCAAGTAGCCCTATTCAGTTCCAGCAAAGCGGTCAAGCCCCTCAATCGAGTGCGCCTATTCCAAGTATGACTTCTGGCGTTAATGCCGTCACAGCCCCTCCTACGGCTTCTGTTGCGGCTTCTAACTACGCCGCCCAGACCAACCCAACCGAAGCATCGGCTCAAGCCGCTTCAGATGGCCTTAACCAGTTCATGTCCATGTTGAAGGGCGCATAAATGGCAACCCGTATTAACTCACCAAAACCTAAAGTCCCTACGGGTACTGGCACAATTTCGGCTAAAACTATCGCCGGCGTTGTCCCTCAAATCAATTTTGACCAAGCAACGCAAGATTTCCTTAATCAAAACTTTGGCTCAATTGCGGCTTGGTATAACAACCCAAGTATCGGACCCGTTCTCAAAGCAGCCTTGGTTGCTGGCAAAGGTGGAACCGCCCTTCAAGGTGAGGCTTACGCTGACTTTATCCGTACCCATGCGGTAGATGCCAACGGCAATGTTATCCAAGACCCTAAAAACTCTTGGTGGAACAACAACGCTAAAACAATCCGCGATGCTCAAGCCCAAAAAATTACAGACCCAGCTACTTACAATGCTGGAGTCAATGGAGTTCTTACTTCTTCGGTTAATCCCGTAGCCACAGAACTTGGAATCCAACTTAGCCCAGATGCTCTTAATTCTGTTGCCGAACAAGCCTACATAAATGGCTGGACTTCAACTGACCAGATTAAAGCCGCGCTGGTTAGCCAATATCATTACAATCCACTTGCTACTGCTACCCAAGGCGGAACTCTTGGCAAGACTATTGCCGACCTTTCCGCCATTGCTAGTAACTATGGAATCCCACTTCCTAAAGACCCAACGCAAATTGAAAGTTTCATTAAGCAAATTGTTGCCCCTGGAAATCAGAATCCAGCTCTCGGTGGCAATGCTGAAGAAATCTTTACTGAATACGCCAAAAACCAAGCGAAGGCTTTGTATCCTTGGATGTCAAGTGCCATTGATAACGGCATCAGCGTTAAGTCCTATCTCACACCTTATCAAACGCAGATTGCCAACACCCTTGATATTTCCCCAGATTCGATTAACTGGCAAGACCCTAAGTGGCAAGGTTTAATCAATATTCCAGACCCAACCAAGCCCGGTCAAACCACCCAAGCCAACATGACTCAAGTAATGAAAACCATTAAGACAGACCCTCAATACGGGTGGAATTACACCAACGCGGCTAAAACACAAGCCTCAGACTTTGCAAGCCAACTTAAGACTATGTTCGGATTACAGGGGTAAATCATGGGAACTCAGAAAACCAATAACGCAACCCCGCCAGACCCATCTCAGGTAACTTTCAATCCAGCCGCATTGCCACCAAAACTATCTCCAGGTGTGCAATATGTAGGTTCTCAACTTCAATATGTTTCTCCTACTGGTCAAATACTTCCCGTATCGGCTGCCCCAACTACGCCTACTGGTTCTGGAACAACACCAACGCCACCAGTTAATCCACCAACGCCACCAGTTAATCCACCAACGCCACCAGTTAATCCACCAACGCCACCAGTAACTCCCGTAACTCCTTTGGCTAAGGGAACAGTTGTCGGAACTCCCCAAGTTATTAAAAATGCAGATGGAACTATCACCACAGTTACCACAGTTGCAGATGGCAATGGTGGATTTACAAGTTCGCAAACAACTTCTGGAACACCAACAACAACTCCTTCAGCAAGTGATGAATCTGCGCTTGGCGCAATTACAGATATCCTCGATCAAGCAGGTCTTTCTTCTGTAGCAACAACAGCATGGGATCAATTGAACAAAGGTGTCCCTGCCTCTCAAATCATTTCAGATATTCGATCAGGAAATCCGATTTACGGAAACGCTTATGCTCAACGCTTTCCTGGCATGGCGGCTCTTGCGGCTAAAGGTCAAGCAATCAATGAAGGTACATATATCAGTCTTGAAAAAAGTTACACAGAGGTATTGAAATCTGCTGGTATCCCTAGCGGAACTTTTGATACAACCGCCTATATGGGAAATTTGATTGCTAATAACATCAACCCAACAGACCTTCAATCCCGTGTAACGGCAGCCCAAAATAGCGTTCTCTCTCTTGACCCAAATATCCGTCAATACGCTTTGGATACCTACGGACTTGATTCAGGTCATCTTGCGGCATGGGCATTAGACCCAAGCCAAGCCTTGCCAAAAATCCAACAACAGGCTCAAGCCATGCAAATCGGTGGCGCGGCTCTCCAGCAAGGATTTAAGGGTGCAGGAGCCAACGGGGAACTTACTACTGCCCAAGCTGAAGCACTTGCTAACCAAGGTATTAGCCAATCTCAGGCGCAAGCAGGGTTTAGCAACTTGGCTCAAGAAACCCAATTTGAAACCCAGTTACCTGGAGATGTGGCAACCGCCCTTAACAACCAACAACTTATTAACAGTCAATTCAAGTCCAACGGTTCAGATGTTCTTGCTTTCCAGCACCTTCAACAACAGAAGGTTAATGAGTTCAACCAAGGCGGAGCAATCGCGGCTGATTCAAGCGGAATTAAGGGAATTGGCGCAAGCAATCTAACTGCTTAGGTTTAGACAAAAGAACGCGTTATGTGTATTCTTTAATTGCGCTCCTGAAAAGTTCTAAGTCTATTCCTCGTCTAGTTAGAGCCACCAAGAGGAATCGCGGCTCCGTTCGCCGCTATAACAATGAATGAGGCAATGAGGGCTTGCCCCGCGTATTGGTTAAGCGGTGTCAGGTTCGGTTACGACCACCTTAAACACTAACCCTGCCTAAGTGCTTTCCTAGTAACTTAGCGATACAGAATTGGAAAACAATCATGTCAAATGAAAATGACGATTTCGAAAATGAAGAATTAGAACTAGAACAAAATAACGAACAAAGTGGAGATACTGCTCTACTGCGTGACTTGAGAAAGCAAGCCAAAGATGGCAAGCAAGCCAAGCGTGAGGTTGAATTAGCCAAGCAAGAGGCAGATGCGGCTAGGCGTGAACTTGCTCTATTGAAGTCAGGCATTGACATCAACTCTCCAACTGGAAAGTTATTTGCTAAGTCCTATGAAGGTGAATTGACGGCAGAAGCAATCAAGGCAGAAGCGGAACAGTATGGCTTAATCGCCACTTCTGAAACCCAATCTGTTAAAGAGGAATTAAGCGCAATTGATCGCGTATCAAATGCCTCCGCTGGTTCTCAGGCTTTCATTGCACCTTCAGCACTTGATGATATTCGCAATGCGGATTCACCAGAGGCAGTTCTGGCTATTGTTTCAAAACTCGGTATCCCAATTTCAAATGAGCAACCTCAATCTGGATTCATCCGAATCTAGTCCTCATTTCCGAAAGAAGGCGAATAAATGGCTTTAACCCAAGTTTCTTCGCTTGATCTCTCGAAGGCCGCGTATGAGCAAATTGCTTACTATGCCCTTCGCCCAGAGCTTTATTACGATGCTCTTGTAGAGGTTAAGTCCACAGATGCTACCAATCGCGGTGTATCTGTAACATTCACAATCGCTTCCGACCTTGCTGAAGCATCAACAGCATTGACAGAAACTTCAGACATCACTCCAGTAGCGATGGCTGACTCATACATCACCGTTACTCCTCTTGAATACGGTAATGCAATCCAACTTACTGCCAAGCTCGGTGCTACCGCGTTTATGGAAGTAAACCCAATCGCCGCACAGGTTGTTGGTTGGAACGCTGGTATCTCAACAGACGGCATCGCTCGTACTGCTGCTGGTACAGGTACTCAGGTTGCCTACTCAGGCGCAGTTGCAGGTCGTACATCTCTTGCTAAGACAAATACTCTTGTAGGTTCAGATGTCCGTAACGCAGTTGCTAAGTTGCGTAAGCAGAATGTCGCAACATTCAACGGCATGTATAAGGGTCTTATCCACCCAGATGTTTCCTACGATTTTCGTGGCGCAACAGGTGGAACTAACTGGTCTGACCCACATGTTTATTCCGACCCATCAGGTATCTACAATGGCGTAATTGGTAACTTCCAGGGCGTACAGTTCATGGAAACACCACGCGCACCATTCTTCTCTGACGGTGGAACAAACTCATACACAATCTCAACGATTGCTGTTACTTCAAATGTGGCTACAATCACCACATCTGGTGCACACGGTCTTGCAGTTGGTGACACTTTGACAATCTCAGGTGCTACCGCTACATCTGGTACTGGTTCAACTTCACAACTTGGCTTTAACGCTCAGTTCACAGTTGTAACAGTTCCAACAACCACAACTTTGACAGTTTCGGTTCTTGGATTGTCAAATGTGAACGCTGGTACTTCATTGACACTCGTTGTAAATGCAGTAGATGTGTACGGAACCTTGGTCTTGGGTCGTCAGGCTCTCGCTAAGGCTTTCTCAACAGGTGGCGGTTATGGAATCCAACCAATTTTGGTTGATATTCCCGTCATTGACACACTCCGCCGCTTTACTGGAGTTGGCTGGAAGCACTTTGTCGGGTATGCTCCATTCCGTCAAGCTGCTTTGTTCCGCATTGAATCTGGTTCTTCAATCGGACAGTAAGTAACTTAGGGGAGTCACCCGCTTAACCTTTCTCGGGTGGCTCCCCGTTCTACTTTAGGAGCGTGACAAATGGCAACTTTTACTCCCCCAGCGAGAACCTTTGTTCCCGTTATTACGGATAACACCCCAGAGTTTCAAAAGCGACCTTTTGCTTATTTCACGCCTTCGATTCCTAAAGGCAATAATGTGTGGATAGATACCAACAATGTTGTATCTGAAACCCAACCTCCACTTTGGGTAGCCCAAACTTATTACAACGCAAATGGCTCTATTGCCTCAAGTAGCCCTGGCGTTAAAGCCGTTTATTATGGCGGTCACTCCTATACAATTAGTGACAGCGAAGTTCAAATTCTGACAAACGCTGGTTACGGAGCGTACATAAGTTGAAAACTGAAACCACAGTTTGCGCTCATTCCAATTTTAAGTTTTCATCCAAAGATGGCTGGATGTGTAAGAATTGCTATAAACCACTTACCAAAGATGAACTTCCACACCGCGAAGGTTTTCCCATGCTCGGTTTTGGAGATTTGAAAGATAGCGTAAAGGCAGTTAATGATCGTGAAGAACGCTGGCAAAAAGATATGCCAGCCTACAAACGCCTTCGTCAGCAAGGATATCAACCCAAGGGAATTGATGGAGCCGCCCGTATTGAAGCTGGAGCCACAACCCGTTTTGAGATTGAATCAGGTCAAGTCCTAGAAGGACAAACTAAGAAAATTGAAGCCGCAGTAGAAGCAATTGAACATGTAACAGGCAAATCCATTTATGACCCTAACACAACGGCGGTAAATCTATGACAACTGTTCAAAATTGGATTGACCAGACTCGTTCTTATTTAATGAGTGGTTATGTTGAAAATCGTAATCAACTTGCTCTTGCTTATACCGCAGGTAGCGGAACCCTTACATTTGCTCAATCTACTGATGGTATCCGCTCCGGTACGCGCCTTTCTATTGGAACCAATACTTTTTATGTCTGGTCTATTTCAGGTTCAACTGCCAGCGTATTGGCTGGAGAAGAAGGTTCAACCGATGCTAATGCGGCTATTGGAACTCTTGTTCGTGTTGCCCCACGCTTTACGGGCAACGACATTCTCAATCAATTAGGCAATGAGATAAATGATTTGTCATCTCCCACCAATGGTCTTTATGGAATCCAAACTTACGATTTCACTTACAATCCGATTCTAACGGGTTACGACCTTAGCCCTATTGCCGATCAATTGATTTCCATTTATGAAGTTAAGTATTTGACTCCTGGACCTGCCCACGACAACCCACGCATTTCCAATACCAAGTGGCGTTTGAACCGCAATGCAGATACGGCACAATTCCCATCTGGAATCTCACTTCAATTATTTTCTCCTGGTTATGCAGGTTTTGGCGTTCGAGTTGTTTACAAGGCAAACCTCACAATGCCAACTACCACCTATGCCAATGTCGCTTCTACTGGATTGCAAAATACGGCTTTTGATATTCCTCCACTTGGAGCTGCAATTCGCTTGATGGAAGGGCGCGAAATTAAGCGCGACTTTACCGAAGCACAGGGCGATACTCGCAGAGGAAGTGAAGTTCCAGCAGGAGCAATCATGCAATCTTCTAATGGACTTCAGCAATTACGCGCTCGCCGTATCGCAGCAGAAGCCGCAAAATTGGAAGCCTTGTACCCAAGTTATAGGAGTTAAGTATGACAATTTCGCCATCGCTTTCCTATGACACACCTTTTAGACCAGCGGTTCCTTTTTACTCTGGAAGTTCTACTTCTTCCAATGTTCCTTGGCCTTATCCCGTAGCACTTGATGGTCACCCTTACATGCTCCAATGGGACAAAGATTCAATCGGAGTATGGGGAGCAAAATTCAAGCGCGAAACATTGCCGCTTGTTCGTAACCAAGCCGATAACTCTAATACCCCTGGAGAGCAATCTATCTCCCCCGAACAACTATGGCGCAGAAGTCAAGATACATGGTTGGGTGGAGAAGGTCAGACCTACCTTGATCGTGCTACATCACTACTCAATCGCTATAACGATTCAATAGGAATTAACCCTTGGAATCCTTGGCAACTTTCCCTTCTTAATGACACATCTCGCGTTTATACTTCGGCAAATACTGGGCTTGCTTGCTTAAACACGGGAACCAATGTGTACATCATTGATGGAACCGCTCTTAAATACACCTCAGATATGTCCACATTTACCAGCGTGACTGGCATGACTGGCTCACCAGTATCTATGGCTTCTGATGGCGCAACCATTTATACGGCGAATAGTTCAAACGGCATTTACTCTGGAACACTCGGCGGAGCATCTGTTTCTTCTTTCGCAACCGGAACTGTTACCTTGGTTCGCTATACCAAGTCACGCCTTATGGCGGCTGGTGGTGGCAAACTTTACAATGTTCTTTCTAGCGGAGCATTGCCTACTGCACTCCTTGACCTTTCGGCTCGCAACTTTACTTGGGTAGATATTTGCGGTGGTCTTAGCCAGATTTATGCGGCTGGATACGCTGGAACTAAATCCATTATTTATCGAACCGCAATCCTTTCTGATGGAACCGCACTTGCAGTTCCTACCGTTGCGGCTGAATTACCAGATGGAGAAATCGTTCGTTCGATTGCTTCCTATCTTGGTTATGTTCTTATTGGAACCGATAAGGGCGTTCGTTTTTGCCAAGTCAATTCAGATGGCTCGCTGACTTTGGGTGGAATCATCACAACTAGCCAACCCGTTTATTGCTTTGAGCCACAATCTCGCTTTGTCTGGTATGGCTTGTCCAACTACGATGGCAATAACTCTTTCTTGGGTCGCATGGATTTGACCACCTTTACCAACACTCTAGTTCCAGCCTACGCAGCCGACCTTCAAGCCTATTCTCAAGGCGCGGTTCGCTCGGTTATTACCTTTAATAACAAAAGGTATTTCACCGTTGATGGCTATGGATTGGTCGGGGAAACTAGCACCCCAGTTGCTTCTGGAACTTTCGTCAGCGGAGTTATTTCCTACGGTCTTTCAGACCCTAAAGTTGCTATGTATGTGGACATTAAACATGAGCCACTTAAAGGCTCAATTCAAGTAGGCATTATTGCCGATACTTCCGATCAATATGCGGCGGCTACAAATGCCACAACTATTGGAACTTCAAATGTAGCGGGAAGTGTATCTCCTGCCTATGCTTTCCCCGCTGGTCAGCTTATAGGTGAGAACTTTCAGATAGTTCTTACCCTTAATTCCGATGGCACAAATAGTCCTATCTTGACTCGTTGGATTTTGCGCTCCATGCCTATTCCGATTAGAACGGCTCAATGGAATGTTCCGATTATGCTCTTTTCAACAATTACGGTTGGCGATAAAGATTGGGCAGTTAAAGTTCCAGATGAACTCACTCACCTTTATGACCTATGGCAATCACAGAAGGTCTTTACTTTCCAAATGGGATTTGAAACCTACCAAGTGGTACTCTATGACTACCAATGGTTGCCTGAAATAGTGAATATTCACGGGGAAACAGAAGGAACATTCTTTGCTCAACTTAAAGAGATAGCGGGTTAATAATGGGTGCAAGAGTCTACACGGGTGCGGCAACCCCCACCACTATTACAAGTTCGATTACGAATGTATCCACCAGCGTAACAATTGCTTCCGCAACTAACTGGCTTACCTCTGGGCAATTTTCCGTTGTCATTGATCCCGGACTAGCTGGTGAAGAAAAGTGCCTTGCTACCCTTTCTGGAACAACCCTTACTTTCGTTACTCGCGGTTATGACAATACAACCGCAGCATCTCACAACTCTGGTGCGGTAATTTATCCAGTCCCTACCGCAATTGATTTTTCGGAAGCAAACACCCATGTAAACGCTTCTAGCGCAGTTCATGGAGTAGCTGGAACTATTGTTGGCACAACTGATACTCAAACCCTCACCAACAAAGACCTGACCGACTCGACCAACAAAATTAACTGGTCTGCTTTTGCTGGTAAAAACGCCGTCATCAACGGTGGAATGGACATCTGGCAGCGCGGTACAAGTTTTAGCAATCCAAATTCAAACATTTCTGCCTACTGCGCTGACCGTTGGCAATATTATAGAGGCGGTTTCAATACAAACATTTCAGCAAGCCAACAATCCCCAAGTCTTACAGGCTTTCAATACAATGCGCGGATTCAAAGAACTGCTACTGATACAGGAACATCGGGAATGTTCTTGGCTTATGCTTTAGAAACTAAAGATAGTTTGCGTTTTGCAGGACAACCCGTAACTCTTTCTTTCTATGCTCGCGCTGGCGCTAACTTTTCTTCATCTGGCGCTGGATTGTTTGCTCAGATTATTTATGGAACTGGAACTGACCAATCAAATGCTACTGGTTTGACTGGTGCTACTGCTGTCAATTCAAACACTTTTACTCTTATTACTAATGGTACTGGTGGAATTATGAATGGCTGGCAACGATTTACTGTTACAGGCACAGTTCCTTCATCTGCTACAGAAGTTGCTTTTACTTTTACATACACCCCAACAGGCACCGCAGGAGCCAACGACTACTTTGAAATCACTGGCGTACAACTAGAACTTGGCTCTACCGCTACCACCTTCTCTCGCGCTGGTGGAAGTATCGGGGGAGAGTTGGCCCTCTGCCAGAGGTACTACTACCGACAAACTGCTCAAACGACTTATTCACTTTTTGGAAGCGGTATTGCTTTTTCCACCACCGCGGTAAATGGATATATCAAACTCCCAGTAACAATGAGAACCGCGCCAGCATCGTTAGACACTTCTTCAAACCTAGGAGTTTATGATGGTGCAAATCTTATTTCTGCCACTTTTGTATTAAATTCATTGAATACATTAGACATCGGGTCAGTTATAGCAACAAGTAGTGGGCTTACCCAATGGCGGCCTTACCATTTTGTTTCAAACAATTCAACATCATCTTACTTTGGCTTTAGTGCGGAGTTGTAATGGATACTATTACTTATCAAGATATTCCTCAACCAGATGGTTCTATAACTGTTGTCGCAATTATTGACAATGGCGATGGGGAATTTACTTCAATGCTCAAGTCCGCCTATGATGCCCAGCAGGCGGCTCAGGTAGCCCTACAAGCCTACGAAGCCACACTTGCAGCCAACTCTGCGCCAACTGCTTAATAGGGTGTAAGGTGAGGGCATGAGAAGAACAGGTGGCGGTGGGGATGACGAAGGTATTATTTTCTTACTCTTCGTTTTTATGATTGTGGCGGTTGTAGTTTTTGTTGTGGCATTGACTTGTCACCAAAACAACAAACCTGCATTAACAGACCCTAAAAAGGGGATAGTTTACTTGCAAAACAATGTTTCTAAATTTTGCGATAAAACAACCCTTATCTACCAAAACGATCAGGGCATTTCATCTATCCCCAATAGCGCGGAATGTAAGTAACACACTCCCATCCAACTCTTCTACACCACAGGCAGGTAACTAATGAGCAGAGCGCAGAGTCGGTCGCAAGGGTTGAGCAGAATACAGGCAGAGGCTACGGCTCAGGCTAATTTCACGGCGCAGTTGGCGGCTACTAATGCGAAGTTAGAGGCATTGGGGCTGACGGCTCAGGATATTGCGACACTCTTAAACGCGGCTAAAGCGTAATACATAACCGAAAGGCGCAACCATGCTCAAGGCAACAGTAAGTGATGGCTTGCTTAATCAAGCTAATTTTTCCGGAGCTATCTATTACTACATGGCGGTTGGAGCAATGGTATTGGGTTCACTTGGTTGGTTCGCAAAACATGCTCACAACATGGATGCCAGACTTAAGAGAATTGAATACGCTTTGTTTAACAATGGCAAAACTGGTCTAATAAATAAAATGGACATTATTTTGGAAAACCAACAATTGATTAAATTGGATGTCGAGGTCTTGAAAGATCGTAATGAGCGCGAATAAAATAGATCAATTATTTCAAAAAACCGCAGATTTTGCTTCTGAGTTTTGTGGTACTCCTTTATTTTTAGGGATGCACTTATTTTGGT